TTCAAACACTGTAGCTGCTTTTTCTTTAAACTCTTCAGAAAGTTCTTCACCTTCTACGAGAGCCTCAACGTCTTCTTTAACGCTGATAGACTTAATTTTCTCTTCGATTTCTGCTTTCGCATCTTCGAGAGCCTTTAATTCTTCTTCAGTCTTAGCTTCAGAAGCCTCATCAACTGATTTTTGATGAGAAGCAATCATCTCTTCAATTTCAGCCTTTTTCATCTTACCAATTGCTTCAAGATGTTGAGCTTTTGTTAAAGATTTTGCTTCCTCCAGTTCCTCACCATCGTGATCAACTTCATCACCGGCAGCAAGTTTTTCTGGTTTCATCGGAGCAATAGAGCTTACTTTCTTAGCGGGTTTAATTTTATCAGCACTTTTGGCAACTGCATCAGCAGCTTTCGTACCATCATCGGCACTTCCACCAAGATCTTCTTCTGTTTCTTCTTCTATTTCGGACTTTTGGGCAGGCATCGCACCCTTTTTAGGTGCATCGCCATTGGCTTCTTCAAGTTCAGCCAAAACCTCTGCCTCAAGTTCCTCAATCGTCTGTTCTAATTCGGACATAGGGTGTCTCCTTACCTTTTTGTAATATTTATTTATAAATTACAACTTTTCAAGAAATTTAGCAAACTCTAAAGCCTCTAAATTTACTTGTCTTTGATGTTTCTTTACATCAAATTTCTTTTTTAACTCTGCAACATGTGCTTCAACAAGTGTTCCATTATTCCAAACCCATTCTTTCCCCTCCATAATACCTTCTACGAAAGCATTAGGAGCAGACGGGTCTGCTACGATATCTGCAGCAGTTGCTAGATAAAAATCATCACTTACTACATTGGCGCCGCCTTTTTGTTTCAAACTACCCATACCTCTAGATGACACACCTAGTTTTGCACCTTCATCCATTAAATTTTTAACTATTTTACCCATAGGTGTGTCCATAATTTTAGCTTCACCAATAAAATTCTTACCATCAGGCCTTAAAGATGTAATCATATGAGAAACCCTTTCCAGATTAACCGTTGGTCCGTCTGGATGTCCTAGTTCACCAAATGCCCGATTTTGTTTAATAAAATTCTTATTATATTTTTTTACCTCTTCATCAAGTATTTCCATAGGATATAAACGACCATTGCGATTTTTTATGTCTGCTTGCATAAAAATACCACGAATCTTGTATGATTTTCCACCATCTTCTTTTTCTTCGGTGATGTATTCTACTTCTTCTACAGCTTCTGCAATTAGTTTTACTGTATCCATCTTAACTTCCTCCACGATCAAGAGCAACTTCTTCGACATAAATCTTAGAGTTTGCACCACTAGATTCATTTATATGAGAAATTCTAAAGTTTGTTCTTATGGTTGAAACTAAGGTTGCTGTCAAAGCCCCCGTTGATGTAGAATTTTTATCAGTTGTTATTGTTGTATCCGTAACAGAAGCACAATTAGCAGTTGTGATAAGTGTATTCCAACCAGCGGCAGCATTAAACAAAGAAATATTTTCTCCCGCTAAAAAGGGATGTCCTTGTGAACATGTGAGAACGCCCGGACTTGCATTAGTTGCTGAAGTTATCTGTGCAGCTTTAGGACGAATATCTGGAAGAACAAAAACTGTAGAACTTGCTTTAATGTAAGTACCATTAGTTGATGTTACAGTTGTTCCCTCATTACTAATAAGAAAAAAACCATCTTGTCCACCGAATTCACTAACTCTATAACAGGCACCAGGAGATAGGTACAACAAATCAAGTATGTCCGCCGCGTCCGACGCTTGTGTTATATTCCCTATATGCCTCAATAATTGGTATGCCATATTCTACTCCTATATTGACAACATTTCTTTTTCAAAATAACCCATAAGCTCTTTTTCCGATACTTTGAATTTCTTTGAAACATCTTTAATAGTTTTCTCGAAACTATTTAGGAAATCTGAAGGTTTAGAGTCCAATTTTTTAAAAATTAAATCAATACTATCCTTCATCTTCGGAGATAATTTTTTATACTCCTTAGATTTTTTATGTTCATCCTTTTCGACTACCTGAACATAAAGGTTATCAAACTTCTGAGTCATCAGTTTCCTCTGTATCTGTATTTACCGTCATACTCTGAACAAAAGTACTTGCTAATTCTTTACGTTTTACTTCCAAAGAATCTCCAATTTTAATGCCCATATCATGTTTAAATACTTTTTCCGCTTCTATATTATTCCCTGTTGCAATAGCATTAACAAAATCTTTACTCATTTTTCTTTCCTTTCAAACTATTTTTATCATTAAAATCTTTTTTGTGGTTCATCATCTTTTTCTTCAGGTTCTTCGTAATCCGGCATTTGGTCTGGTGTAACAATACCTCCAGCACCATCTTGTGGATAACGTGTAATACCATCTCCACCATCTGGGATTTCAATACCACCATCCATTGGATCAGTGTCCAGTTCTTTTTGAATTTGTTTTCTCATCTCATCTATCTCAGCATCATTCATACGTAAAACTTTCTTGAGTACATATTCTTTACTAAAGAATGTTCCAATATAAGATTGTACACTCTCTAAAGTCTGAACTCTGTTTTCCAAAAGTTCGGCATCTTTCAATTCCGCGAAATGTCCGTCCTGTAAGAAATCATACTGAATATGTTCTTGCATACTCGGCCAATCTTCTGGTGCAATAATACCCTTTAACAGTAATTGTGTTTTAAGAATATCTGTAAATAATGGGGTAAATTTTTTACGGATACGTTGAACAAACTTAGTAAATTTAAGTTCATCTCTTGTAATTTCTGTACTTCTACCTAAAGAAAATCCACTTTCACTATCCATTCGTGAAATAGGAACATTCAAAGATTTATAAAGTTTTTTCTGAAAGTACACTATGTCATCAATTTCACCAAGATTAGAACCGCCTGGTAATGTTGTAATTTCTGTACCTCGTCCACCCTCTCTTCGGGGGAGCCAAAAATCTTCTAACATACTCATGTGGTTTCTATCATCACGAATTTCACCAGTAGATGCGTCATATACCAGTTTGTTACGATACCTGTTCATAACATCCTTGAGATATTGTTCCGCCTTTATCTTAGGCAAATTACCAACATCAATGTAGAAAATTCTACGTTCTGGTGCACGGGAAATACGATAGATAACCAATGCATCTTCAATCATACGTAATTGATTAACTGGTTTGATTGCTTTATGGAGATATGATAACACTCTACCACTATTTCCATCTATTAATCCAGATGGTACATATACAATTGCATCGGATGTTATTTTTAACCCGTCTGCAGTACCTGCAGCCAAACCCTTTTCACTGTAAAGAAAATATTCTTCAGTTTTATCTACTATTTCAATACCAGTTTTTGGGTCTACATGTTTTCCAACCTGTCTTACTTTTTTTATTTTTGTTGGATCAATATATCTAAGTTCTAGGATACCTTGTTTTGGATTTTTAGTATCAATAATTTTATGAAAATATAATTTACCATCGATATACCAACGTCTAAAGACATCATGGCCTTTTGCTTCAAAATGAAGAAGTCGTAGAACTTCCATAAATTCTTGTCTAATTCTACGTTTAATTTTTTCTGGAAAAGGTAATCTATCTAAAGTAATTTGAACGGGTACATCATCTTCATTAGAAACTACCCCCTCATTAACAATATCTTCGATGGCCATATCACACTCAGCCTGTTGTGCAATATTACGATATCTCCGAATCAAATCTAAATCAGTACGTTCTCTACCATCTTGATCTAAAATTTGTCCAAAAAAACCACCACCAGCAATATCAACAGTACCGTCATCAGCAGTAGGGGAAGTGAATGATGGAACACTCCCCTCTGCCTTTTTTGGTCTTTCTATACGAAACCCGAAAATCTCTGCCATAATATCTCCTACCTTCTATTTAGTAGGCTCAAATTAGAAACTAACACCGCTAGGTTCAAAGTGTTGATATCTCCAAGTTACTTCAAATGTTTCTATTTCTGTAGCTTCCGCATTAGTTAATTCTATGGCAGCAACTGTTAATGGATAGGCTGCTCTGAAAATATAACTTTTCAAAACTGTATCATCTCTATCTAATTGTTCAACTGTTAGATCAGTCTGATAATCAGAAGGAGCAATTGCACCAGTATTATTAGCATAATCGTTAATACCGTTCTGCCACCTTTCCATTGCATTCCTAATCATAAAGTCTGTATCATTCATAAATGTGGTTGTCCAAGTCTCAGGGGCTGGACGGTCACCAGAAACATAAATTGTTCTTCCACGAAATGGAACAGGAATTTCTCCAAGGGTTGAAGCAGGAA